GTTTCTCTCGAGAGCCTTATGCACAACAACTTTTTGATATTTTTACAAACCAAGATTCTGAATTACTTAAGAAAGATCTAAAAAAAGGATATTTTGTTCCAATTACTGATATGTTGAATCCTGATAATCAATTCATAGATGTTGAATTATCAGGAGGTTTGATTTCTACAGTAGACCTATCCCGAGAAAAGAAATTTATTCAAGCGTATGGATACAGTAATCCTAAACATTTGACAGATGATCTAAGAGATTCAAATTTCAAAAGACAATTTTTATCTAAAAATTTAACAGCGTATATAGTTGAATCAACTCCGTCCGTTAAAATTTCATTATGGCAAGGCCATTTAAGCGCTGTTAGAGATGAATTCATGAAAGAAATAACTAATTCATCAAAAGCTTATATCGCAAAAATTAATGAAGCTAATAAAGGCGGATTTTTTGTTGAGGTTCAAGGAATTGAAGCATTTATGCCAGGTTCTCTTGCTGCTCCAAATAAGATTATTGATTTTCAGTCTTATGTCGGAAAAGAAATTCCTGTAATGATTGAAGATTTTCTTAAAGAACTTAATTCATTCATTGTTTCACATAAAAAATATCTTGCGCACATATTACCAGCTAAGATGCAAGAGTTAGATCTTATGAAAAAATATACTGGTAATATTACTGGTACATCTAAGTATGGAATATTTGTGGAATTTAACGAATTATTTACAGGATTATTACATACATCGAAAATGGACGATGATACTAAGATGACATTTAATGCACGAAAATTTAGTCCAGGCGATCCAATCGAATTTTATATTTCTGAAATAACAAAAGATAATCGCATAATTCTTACCAAAGAAAATCCTGAAGATAAACTTAAAAAGATACAGACATTTATACTTGAGTCAAAAGATAAGATAATAGATGCAAACGTTGCAGCAGTAATGAATTTTGGAGTCATAGTGAATATTGGAGATTTAACAGGATTAGTCCCTATTAAAGAGTTCAAAAAGAATAAGATAATGGCAAATAACTATGTAGCAGGAGACATTGTTAGAGTTATGTTTGATGCCTTTGAAAATGAAAAATTAGTCTTCCGACTTCCTGAAAAGAAATAAAAAACGAAGGAGCCTCAGAGGCTCCTTTTTGTTTGAATATATAAAATAAATTCCGTAATTATGAAAGCAAAATTAGTTAGAGAAAGCCTCAATGAAGGCAAAAAAATTTTTAAACCTGTTAAAACTACTGTAGATGAATTATTTACATGGTACATGGGGACCAAAGATTGGGATCAAGATAAATATGCTGAAGTAACGAATGTTATGGTAATTGATGGAGAGCATGCACAGGATGATGGCGCCGATGGACAAAATTCTCTTGCATTCTTTGCAGAACACAAGCACGATAAAATTACGGTTGAAACTCTTGATGAACTTTCTAACGCGTATGATTTGGAATTTGAGGTTGCAGGAAAAGATATTTCAATGCAATCTGTAAATCCTGCATTAGAAGTTGATGACAACTATTAAAATACTTTGAAACATGAAAGCAAAATTAGTAAGAGAAAGTTTAAATGAAAGACGTAATGTTATTAAACCTATAACTACGACAGTCGATGAATTATTTAATTGGTATGCCGGCGAAGGCTGGGAAGATGATTGGCAGACAACAAACGCTATGTCAATTGATGATGAGCATGCACAAGATAATGATGACGATGGAATGGCTGCATTAAAATTTCTTGCCGATAATAGAAATGAAGAAATCGAGGTTGAAATCGAAGATTTTGGTAACGCATACGATCTATCATTTTTTGTAGCTGGAAGACCTATTTCAATACAATCTATTGACATACCATTTGAAGGCGATGATAGTTTTAACGGCAGCGATGAACTTGATTTAGATCAAGAGATTTATGATAGAAATCCAGATTATGATGTAGACTAATATGCGAAAACCCAGATCATATTCAGTGCTTGAAGTTTTGAACTTTACAGATGTAGGGTTGCGCTTTCAGTTCTACACCACCAAAGAGTCTGCTTTTATCGTTGATGCATTAGGAAAACTGACAGGAAAAAACATTGTTCTTACAAATGAAGCAACATATAATCCGTCATATTCTAATGCCATACTAATAAAAGAATTTGAAGCTGCTCGTCCTCGATATGAATTTTGCATTGCTCCTCAAAATTATCATTCTATACTTCCAATAATCGACGAAGTCACTGGCTGGATATCCGAAAACTGCTCGACATCCTATGATACAGGGTTAAAGGTCTCTATATCTTTTAATCATCGTCACTTAGATACACTCCAGAGTATTTCTCAGATGAATCCCGCGAGATTGATTTTAAAGTTTGATGAGAATTTCGTGTATCAAAGATTTCCTAATCAAAAAGGGTCACCATATGCGTTATCTATTAAATCGTTAACACCAAGTTCATCATATATAAATGAATCTGATATTGAGAATCACGTTCAGAATGTATTAAACACATCATTTGCCGAATACTACGGCATTAACTTTAAAGAGTATACTCGAGGAATTTTAGAATGTAATTATATCGGTGGTGATGATTATGCATCTAAACCAAAACAAATTAAAGATGTTCTTGAATATTTTATTCTTAAGACCTATCAAAGTATTAATGAAGAAGAACTTGGAGACTTTGAAAAATACGAGATTAAGAGATTAACAGAAAGTTTTGACAAAATACAAATGTCGTACTGGGACCCTGATACTTTTATAAAAGAATTTCAAAATTTAAAAGTATATGTAGATTTGCAAACTTCACAACAAGTTCTTAAAACCTATTGGAATCAAATACGTACTCCTCTTTTTGAAATGATTATCAATGGCGGATTACGTGAAGGCCAATTTAACTATGACACTGAAGTTGGAAGATTTCAATTAAAGAAAGGAAGAGTCGGCGGAACACTAATAAAGAATATGGACTTTGTTTCTTGCGATGTAACTGGAGTTTTGGAAAATTGCAATTTTGTTTCATGTAATGTTGTTAAAGCAAGAGTTTATAATTCTCGATATATTAGTCGAAATATAATAAAAGAATCATATCTTGAAGGAGCAAGCATTAATGCTGGCAATGAAGTAGAAAATTCTTACATAGTTAATAATGAGGAAATTGTAAATTGTAAAGTGTCAAATTCTTTAATTAAGTTTGCAACTGTAGGAAGAAATATGAAAGTCGATGAAAACACGACAGTTATCGTTAAGGAAATGCCATTACCAAAACCAAGTGATGCTATAAAAGTAGAAGAAATTCGTGATTATACATATATCAAAGGTATGAATAAAACCGGAGATAAGGGATTTGAAAACGAATATAAAAGAGACATTTATAATAAAAATATTTTAAAAGATAATAATGACTAAACAAGAAAAATATTATAACTTTGTCTATATTACTACAAATTTAATTACAGGAAAGCAATACATAGGTGATCACTCTTGCGACAAATTAGAAAAAGATTCGTATCTAGGAAGTGGGCTGTACTTACGTCGAGCATTAAAAGAATATGGTAAAGAAAATTTTAAAAAAGAAATTTTAGAATTTTTTAATTCTAAACAAGAAGCATTCAATGCTCAAGAAAAATACATAAATGAATATAATACATTGGCGCCCAACGGATATAATATAAGTCCTAAAGGCGGCCATAACGTAAAAGACTGTATTTCTGAAGAAACAAAAATTAAAATAAGCAATAAGAGTAAAATTAATTCTGCCGGTGAAAAAAATGGAATGTTTGGAAAAAAACATTCTGAACAAACAAAACTAATGTGGAGTTTATCTAGAAAAGGAATAAAACATTCTGAAAAAACCAAACAGAAAATGAGCAAAACACGCAAGGGCATTAAGTTTTCCGAAGAACATAAAAATAACATGAGTAAATCTTTTTTAGGCGAGGGGAATTCAATGTATGGAAAACATGGAAAAGATAATCCAAACTATGGATCAAAACGAACAGAAGATTCAAAGAAAAAAATGAGAGGAAGAATTAAATCTGAAAAAGAATTACAAATTATAAAAGACACAAATAAAAAAATGAGAAAAACGTGTGAATATTGCAATAAAAATGTTGATCACATGAATTACAAAAAGTGGCATGGCAATAATTGCAAAAATAAAATATTAAAATAATAATATGACTTTAAACGATTTTATAGCATTAGTTGATAATGAAATAACTGCTAGCTGCGCAATTCCATTTTCATTGCCTAGCGTCGAAATTGAAAGAATTATCAACATTGAAAAATCTTGGTTATATCGTGAGTATCGAGATGCCGTTCAGGATGGCTGGTATGTTTTAGATAAAAGATACTATTCTACGCAGGAATGGAGAGATACAAGAACATTCCAGTTGCCGCCGTGTGTCATGGCTGTTAAATATGTATATGAAATGTCTTCCGGACAGCGTGTGTTCGGAATCCATGATCCGGATTTAACCTTTGATAGATTAATGGCGGCAGATCTTTATTTAACGCCGTTGTCATCTGATCAAATAACTTATAGAACGATTCAATGGAGTTTTTGGGATTTAGCAAAACAGTTTAATTTAAAAGATATAAATCACCACTTTAGTATTAACACAAAAAGACTAATTATAACTGGTCGCGATCCTGCCGAATCACTGTGGGTTTCAACACTTAATCAAATTCCGGAAGAAGATTTATATGACGACCCTGTGTTCTTAAAATGGGTTATTGCAAAATGCAAAATGCAATTAGCAAGAATTCTTGGAACATTTAATATGACTTTAATAGGTGGAGTTCAGATAAATTATAATGATATCCGTGCTGAAGGAAAGGAAGAATTGCAGGAACTTAAGGAAAAGATTAAATCGGATAGCACTGCTGACTGGTTTATGATTATAAATTAAAAATAATGAATAATTTATGCTTATTCCTATAAATAAATTATTTGAAACACCCGACACGGTTTATTTTCCGTCTCCTAGTGCTGAAACTGATTTTAAAGATCATATAACATACATCGATTATCAGGCATATCCTTTTACAGTAATATACGATATAGAGAATAAAGAAATTGTCGGTGTAACTTTATCAAATAAACCCGGATTAACGCATTATGAGATGACTTTGTTACGTCAAAAACATGGGAAAGTACTTCAAAAATTACATCCTGATGCAAAATTAACAGAAATATATCCAGGACGTTTATACACAAAAGACAAAATTTTAACATTTTGGGTTTATCCTACGCCCGAAGAATTAAAAGTTATTTTAAAATTTTTATTAGCCGAAGCTAAAGACAACAAATTAGATCTTGATTTTAAAGATTGGAAAATAGAAGTATACGAATCTGCGCCAATTGGCCAAAAACTCTATTACGGAAATTACGGCGGCAATATGTCAAAGATAATTCCTCTTATTGAATACATCGGTTCAGAAGATGTCTCCGACGATGAAAGACAACAACACCTATTATCTCCTCTTCTTAAGAAAAAAAGAGAAGTGGCGCCAGGCTGGGGCTCAAAGAATCCTAGATATACAGCAAATCGAAAATGGGCTATGGCATCTATGACCGATGAAGGACAAGAAGAAGAACACTATCCTAGATTAAAGGAAGGCGTTGCCGATATTGCTAAAGAACGTATGTTTCATATTCCTCAAGAATTTTCAGATTTTGAGAAAAAGTATTCTCAAGAGCAAACATTAAATAGACAAAAAGATAATGTTGATAGAGACGTTGTAATAAATATTTACTCAATAAAAAACGGAGTTATTAAAAATCCTACTACACTGAATGATTTTCCATCGGACGCAAGAGGTGTAATAGATAATGAAGGAAACCTTTATCTTTTAAATAATCATAGTTTAATTCATTCTCAATTAACTAGAGAACTTGCAGATGCCGGTTATCTCAAATATCAAGATGTTTGGTGGATGAAAGTTCCAGAAAATTTTGTTACTGTTCAAAAAATATGGAACAAAAACGAATTTGTTATTGGCGAATCTAATTCAGTCATAGACCCTGATTATAATTATGAAGGGGGAAATCTTAAAGATCATTATAATATGCCTTCAATTAAAGAAGCTCGAAAATCATACATCCCATTTATTAAAGCTGCGCAAAAAGTTAATCCGCAATTTAAATTTCATCCGTACCTACTTTCAGACTTAATTAAAAAGGATATCGCAAAAAATAAGAGAAAAAAAGAAAAAAGATTTAATGAAGGCAGTAGTAATATAGATAAATTTTACCAAGATAGATTTGGGATTGCCGCTCCTGTTAAACCGGCGGAATTATACACTGGGTATAAAGTTGTGGCTAAAGTTCGTAGTTGGGATGATAGATTTGCAAGAGTTCCTATAATTATGAATCCGCGTTCTTTAGAAGGATTTGATAATAAAGTTCGTGCTATTGCAGACGCTAATGGAAATTTATATGTTGCAATGTATAACAGAGCATTTAATCACGGCATGATGGCCAATGCACTAATAGATGCTAAAATAATAACAACAGAATATTATGATGAAAATGCCAGTAAGATAGCAAATGTAAAAGGTATATATTTAGATCAAGACAAATTTTTATTACTTAATCGTTTTGACGATGAATACGTTTTTGTTGCAAGTGATACATTTGAACATAACGGTCGAATTACTGAAAGATTAATAGATGCTCTCAAAAAACAAAATCCTCAATTTAAGTATCGTTTTAGATATGAAGATTTTGAAGAAATAGACGAAAGTCAAAATATATTTGAATCTCCAGATGTTGCCGTTCTTCCTAAAGACTCTGACGATCCCCGGTCTTATAGATCAACTGTGATATGGAGAGAAGGTCTTACATATGCGTTCGGATTATACAAAAATAAATTTATTATTAGCAAAGAAAAAGGCACGCATGGAGATATAAGAGTAAATGTCGCTAGAAAAGGAAAACCAGAAATGATGGTGCGTGCCGATCGAGAAACTTTAAAATATCCTGGAAGAGTATGGGTAGATCATAAATTACTTTCTTTT